GCCAAAAGCTGAACAGTATGTTCGCGACATGATGGTTCGTCATAAGAATCGTCTCGTGTACGATGCGAACAACGGCGAAATCAAAGATGCCCGTAAGTTCATGACTATGCTTGAGGATTATTGGCTCCCACGCCGCGAGGGTGGACGTGGTACAGAAATTACCACGCTGCCTGGCGGTGAGAATCTTGGACAGATGGATGACGTAGATTACTTCCGCAAGAAGCTCTATAAATCTCTGTCCGTTCCTATCTCGCGTCTTGAACCAGAAGGCCAGTTTTCACTAGGTCGTTCTGGCGAAATCACACGCGACGAAGTGAAATACGCTAAGTTCGTTGAACGTCTACGCGATCGCTTCACGCATCTGTTTGATAATCTTCTTGAAATTCAACTTCTACTCAAGGGTGTAATGACCCGCGAAGAGTGGAAGGATATGAAGAAAGATATCAAGTATGATTTCCAGCGCGATAACTATTACGCTGAAATCAAAGAGCAGGATATGATTAACAATCGTCTTGCTGTTCTTGGTGTCGTTGATGCTTATGCTGGTAAGTATTACTCAGTAGAGTGGATTCGTAAGAACGTCCTTCGTCAGACTGAAGACGAGATAAAAGAGATAGACGCTCAGATGTCTGCTGAGGGTGAAGTTCAAGCAGCTGCAGATGAAGAGCAGATGCAAGCTCAACAACAGCAGCAACAGATGCAGCAAGATGCCAATAATCAAGCTGCTGACAATCAGGCTAAGCAAGCACAAAAAGAAAAGTCAACACCACAGAAACTTGAAATCAAAGTCAAGCATGAAGTTCCTGGCTCAAAGAAAGTAACGAAAGAAGAAACTCTTCCATTCGTTCCTAAGACGCTGACGGAAGAAGATAAGAAGCTAATCGAAAGCATGACTCGTGCCATCGAAAAAGTTTCTAAGGAAGACCTTGATGGCGTTGAAGAAGAGATCAAGGATGAGATCTAAAAATGAAGGAGTTAGAAAAGGCGCAGATTCTTTCTATCGCTGCCAAGTTCGCTAAGGCAGAAACGGAAGAACTGCGTCAAAAGCTACTCGAGAACAATTTTTCAGAGTTAGAAAAAGCTAAACTCCTTTCAGTTGCATCTAAGTTCGCTAAACAAGAAGCGAACGAAATCAAAAGAGAAATCCTAGAACAAATCAAGACTCTTGCAGAATCTAACGGTGTGTTAGAGTTGAGAGAGGTTCGTTTGCGTGGGCCAACAGGAAAACAAGGTCCGCGGGGTGAAGTTGGTCCACAAGGACTGACTGGTATCAAAGGCGAGCGCGGTGATCTTGGTGAGCAAGGTCCTGCTGGTCCCATTGGTCTGCAAGGATTAAAAGGCGATAAGGGTGACAAAGGCGATACAGGTCCGCAAGGTCTAAGAGGTCCAGTTGGTCCTATGGCTGATATCAGTCCACTTGAAAAGAAAGTTGATCAGTTTATCGACGGTGCTGAAAAACGTATCTCGCGAATTGCTTTTTCTGCTGCTATGGGGCTTGGGCGTAGTCCTGGATCTGGCGAAGTCAATCTCCACAAACTCGACGACGTTGACTATACCAGTCTAAAGAACGCAAGCAACGGACAGGCTCTTGTCTATAACTCAGCGACTGGTAAGTGGCAAGCTGGAACAGTTGCTGGCGGAGGTGGTAATACTGCGCCACTACTGGTTACAAAAACAGAACTTGGTCTTTTGCATGAAAACGATCTCGTTGTGGTAAACGTAACAGGTGCATCTTCAAATACAATCAACGTATTAACAACTGCGTTGAATAATGCACTCGCGCAAATCTCTGCTCTTGAAGCTCGTATCGATGCTCTGGAAAATCCATGAGCGATAATATCGTATTAGCCAACACAACTTCAACAACTACAATTAGATCGTTACGACTTAAAGTCAACGAGGTTATTGGTATTGTTAATCAAATAGGTAGAGACGAGCATACCTATCTTGAAGTTACGAACGCAAACGCAAAGTTTGCTACCAAAGCATATGCAGCTTCCAATACAGCTGTAAGATCACTCATCAGTGATCGGCTTCAAGTTGCTAATGCAGCTGCAACTTATCAAACCAAATCCGTTGAAAGAGCAGCGTTAGCAAATACGAACGCATACATTGCGACTCGTGCATCGTGGAGTGGGTTGACTTCTACGAATACAGCCCTTCGTACTCTTATTAGTGATCGATATCAAGTTGCTAATGTTAATACATTGCTGACTGCTAAAGCTACATGGGTTGGGCTTACTGGAACCAACACAGCTCTTCGCATACTCATCAACGATAGAATACAAGTAGCCAATGTTGCAGCTAAATATGCTACGAAAGCGTATGCTGCTTCTAACGCATACGTCAAATTGTTATTAGCCAACACAAACGCATACATCGCTGATGTAGCTGCGTCATCTGGTGGAGGAGGTGGAGGATTTTCAGCTGAAGCTCTTGACTATGGTTTGATCACTAGCTCGGTTGATGTAGAAACAAGCAGGGATTACGGGACGCTGTAATGGCAATTCAAGTCAAGTTCAGAAGAGGTAGTGCAGGACAACACGGTTCGTTCACGGGAGCGAACGGTGAAATTACTGTTGATACCACGAACAAGACTCTGCGCGTCCACGACGGCGTAACTGTTGGTGGTACACGCCTTGCAAAGTATAATGAAATAGGCGCGGCTTCAGCTAATCTTCAAAGTATAACAACAAACGTTGTTCCACAAGCGAACATAACGTATGATCTCGGTACGCCTACGAAAAGGTGGCGTTCTCTTTATCTTTCTGGTAACACACTTTATCTTGGCACAATTCAGCTTAAAGCTACTGGAAATGGTGTTATTCAGTTCGTAGGTAATACTGGTGCGCTCGTACCCATTCAAGCTAAAAGTGTAGTAGTTTCATCTAATACGCCAAGCACGTTTCAAAATCTTACGATTACTAATCTTGTGCTGAACAATGTTCTAGGAACACAATATGGCGGAACAGGCAAATCATCACTAACGCAAAACGGTGTGATGTATGCTTCTAATAGCACGGCTTTCGCTTTTGCGACTGGATCTAATGGCAAGATCATGCAGATCGGATCTAATGGAGTCCCTAAATTCGACGATGTCGACGGAGGTTCGTTTCCGTAATGTCAGACGATTTTAATTATGATAAGTCTGTGGAAATGATTGCGCTGAATCAGTATATGGAACAGCAGCAAGAACAGATTAACTTATTGCAGCAAGAGCTACTTTTACTAAAGACTAAGAACACAATGCTTGAAAAAGAGCTATCTGAAGTCAAAAGTATAAATAGCGTTTATAAAGACCAAATAAAAAACCTGACAGCTGTAAAAGAACGTAAGACATTAAGCAGCAGTCTGTCAGTTAACAGAGGTGTAAGAAATGGCATCAGTAATTAAGATCAAAAGAAGTACGACGCCAGGATCTGCGCCGTCTACTCTATCCGCTGGCGAAATCGCAGTTAACATTCCAGATCGTTTGCTCTTCGTAGGTGACGGTTCTTCGATCTATCGTATCGGAGCTCAGTATCTCTCGGTAGCCAATGCCGCTGCAACCTATCAAACGATCGCTACAGAACGTGCAGCTCTTGCTAATACGAACGCTGCGATTGCGACGAAGCTAGGAACTGTTACTTTCAGTAACGCTTTGGCTAATACCAATTCATATATCGCTGCACAAGCAAGTCGTATCACACTTGTCAATACTAATCTCACTGGCACGAACACTTCCCTTCGTACGCTGATCAGTGACAGACTGCAAGTTGCAAACGCATCAGCAACTTATCAAACGAAAGCTACTGAACGCGCTGCTCTTGCGAATACTAATGCTTCTATTGCAACACAAACATCTCGCGTCACTCTTGTTAATACCAATCTCACTGGTACGAACACTGCTCTTCGCACGCTAATTTCTGATCGCTTGCAAGTAGCCAACGCTTCTACCTTATATGCTACGAAAGTATCACCAACAACTTCAGGCGTGCTCGCGCATACGGGACGCGCGACAATCAGCACTAATCTTGAAGTTTCAGGCAACACAAGCGTCGTAGGTCTTAAGGCCAACAACTCACTTGGTTCTGCTGGATACTTCCTTCGTTCAACTGGAACAGCTGCATATTGGGATGCGCTTCCGCCTTCAACGCAGTATCTGCAAGTTGCGAACGCTGCTGCATTATACGCGGTAAAATCAAGCCCATCGACATCTGGTTTCTTCAATCACACAGGTCGTTTGACCGTTGGCACAAATCTCGCAGTTTCTGGTAACACACGAATCAGTGGTTCAACAATCATCGACGGTGATCTGACTGTTGAAGGTGCAGTAACTTATATCTCATCGTCGACTCTGAACGTTGATGACTCGCTGATTAAGCTGTCCTCTAACAACGCAGCTGACGTTGTTGATACTGGTTTCTATAGCAAGTATATTGTAAGTTCAACACCAAAGTATGCTGGCGTGTTCCGCGATGCTACGGATGGTATCTTCAAGGTGTTCGCTGATTCTCAATCAGAACCAGGTACAACTGTTAACATCTCTGCAACAGGATATACTCTTGCGCAGTTCGACGCTATCATAGACGGCGGAACATACTAAATTGATATGCACAGGTGAGTGACAAGTGCTTCACTCACCTTTCCTTTCTAGGAGTAGAGTGTGGCATCAACGATTAAAATCAAACGCAGTGGCGTTTCGGGTAAACAGCCAAACACAGCTTCGCTCAGCGTTGGTGAGCTTGCGATCAACTATAAAGATCAGAAACTCTATTCTTCTAACGGCACATCTGTATTCGAAATTGGAGCATCGAGTGGTTCTAGTGGTCTTGTATCAATTACGACTGCAACTGTTAAAAATCTAACACAAAATGATACTGTTGTTACCAACGTTGGTGTTGTTGCCGCAAATGCTTATCTTCAAGTTGCCAACGCAGTTTCAACATATCTCACTAAAAACAATCCAGTAATTACAGGCACACTAACTGCTAACGGTTCTACAGGAACATCTGGACACTATCTAAGAACATCAGGAACAGGCGTATATTGGTCGCCTGTATCTGGTGGTGGTGCTAACGGATTCTCTGGTATCCTTGTAGGTGCTAACGTAGTATCAGCAGATTCAACAACAGACAGACTAACACTAGTTGCTGGCTCTGGTATTACCTTAGCTGCAAATCCAACTACTGATACTATTACGTTTAGCAGCGGTACAAATCTTGGCGTAAATTACGCTTTCAAATTTATTTCATTCTAAGGAGTTTATAACATGCCAGGGAATTCTACACCAATTTTTGGTAGGATAGGTAAGATAGGTATCGCCCAATTAGCATCTGCAGTAACAGGAGCGGATCTAACAAATGCGGGACTTATTTTTACTGCAGATGCAACTAACGGTTCTATAGTTAATGAAGTGAGAGTTAAGTATCTACCAGGTACATCTACTGTAGCAACCGTATTTCGTGTTTGGTTAAACAACGGATCAGCTTTAGCTACTACAACTAATAATACTTTAGTTTCTGAGTTTTCAATTCCTATTATAACAACAACTCAAGTTGCTGCAACCCCTGATTATTTGATACCGTTATCAAGAGGAGGTATTGTTCTTCCTCCTTCATGGAGAGTGTATGCGACAATTGGCACATACTCAACTGGTACTTTTTTAGTATCTGCATATGGAGGAGATTACTAATGGCATTAATTCTTATGGAATTTACAAGAGGATATGAGGGCGAACTCTATCAAGAAAACATTAATGGTTGTGTATCCAGATGGTTTGATATAAACGGTAATGAAGTTGAATTACCTGTTAACGGAGATGCTGGTGTAACTTATAGTTGTAAAGATATTAATCCTCCTATTCCTTCTTGGTATAGTGAGTCTGTATAATGTTTTCATTTATAAATCAACCAGAAAGTGATAGAACATTTATCTTTCGAGCCAATGATGATACAGTCAGTTCATTTCAAGCCTGGAGTAAACCATCAGGTATTTCGTTTATATACATCCTTAGCATAGGAGGGGGAGGACCAGGAGGCGCTGGACAATCTGGTGCATCAGGCACGCTTAGAAATGGTGGAGGAGGTGGAGGAAGTGGTGGTATAACTACAGCTTTGTTTCCTGCTTTCCTATTACCTGACACTTTATATGTTTATGTTGGAGGGTCACAGAGAGGATCAATGGTTACCCTTGATCCAAGTACAAATTTTCCTATTGTTGTGGCAACTGCTGGTAGCGGTGGTACCGCAGGATCTTCTGGTGGAGGCGCTGGAGGAGGAGGTCCAGTGCGAGCAACGAGTAATCATCCACTTGCAAGCATGGGTATATTTTCTTTTATAGTCGGTCAAAATGGAACTGTTGGTGCCACCACAAGTACCGCAGCCACAACCGTGAGTGCTCATTCAGCATTATTTATTACTGGTGGAGGAGGAGGAGGCTGTGTTGATGCTGCTAACGCTACTGGAGCTGGAGGTGGAATCGCTCCTGGAACTGCTAGCCTTTTTGGTAGACCTAGTATTTTAGCTAATGCAGCAGGATCTTCTTCGAATGGTGCAGACGGCATGTTTTCTTTTAAACCTTTCTACGCTCTTGGAGGAGCAGGATCTAGTGGAATTAACGGTGTAGCTGGACGTGGCGGTAATGGTGGTGTCGGATGTGGAGGTGGTGGCGGGGGTGGTGGAACTACTGGAGGTGCCGGCGGAGCTGGTGGCCCTGGTATTGTCATTATTACATGTATCTAACACATCGTGATGAAATCCTTTCAATTATCAAGGCACAATAAATCATTTTTTTTATAAATAGATTCACAACGGAGTAATTATTATGGAACAGATTTACACAGCAATTCAAGCAGCCGCCGAGCAAGACGCAGCAAGATTTCGCGACGCCATTGGAGCCGCACTTGGAGCTA